CGGTAAAGATCCGGTTTATTTTATTAACAGTTATGCAAGAATTGCCCACCCCCTTGACGGGCTAATCCCGTTTAAGCTCTACCCATTTCAGGAAGAGCTATTAAGGGATTTTAATAATCATCGCTTCAACGTTATTCTGAAAGCGAGACAGCTAGGCATTTCCACTACAACTGCTGCATATATTGCATGGATGATGCTTTTCCATCGCAATAAAAACATTCTTGTTATTGCAACCAAGTTCCAGACCGCAGGCAATCTAGTAAAAAAAGTAAAGCATATAATTAAGAATCTGCCACCGTGGATGCAGATAGCAAATATTACAATTGATAATCGAGCTTCATTTGTGTTGTCAAACGGATCAGAAATAAAAGCCTCGTCCACATCTTCTGATGCTGGTCGTTCTGAATCTCTATCACTATTAGTTATTGACGAGGCGGCACACGTTGAAGGGTTAGACGAACTATGGACAGGGCTATATCCCACACTGTCTACGGGTGGTCGATGTATCGCCCTTTCAACCCCAAATGGAGTCGGAAACTGGTTTCATCAAATATACGCAGACTCTGCTCAGGGACAAAACGATTTCTATCCTACTGTTTTACGTTGGGATGTTCATCCCGATAGAGACACAGAATGGTATGAAAAAGAAACTAACAATATGTCTCGCAGACAAATAGCACAAGAACTAGAGTGTAACTTTAATATGTCTGGTGAAACGGTTATCCACCCAGACGATTTGGACTGGATGAACACGCAGATTAAAGAACCACAATACCGAACAGGCTTTGACCGTAATTTTTGGATTTGGGAAAAGGCGATAGAGGGATCCAGCTATCTTCTTACCGCTGATGTTTCCCGAGGCGACGGCAAGGATAGTTCGACACTTCATGTTCTAAAACTAGACACTATGGAAATTGTTGCAGAATATCAAGGAAAACCAACTCTTGATGTATATGCAGATATGCTTAATAGTATTGGGCGCGAGTTTAACAATGGTATGATTGTTGTTGAAAACAATTCTATTGGGTTTGCAGTATTAACAAAATTGCAAGAATTGGGTTATAATAATATATATTTTTCTATTAAATCTACTCATGAATATGTTGAGCAGTTGCAGGGAGAAAATATGTCTAATGCTGTCGCTGGTTTTTCTACCACGTCAAAGACTCGTCCTCTGATTATTGCAAAGATGGAAGAATTCATTAGAAATAAACTAATTACTGTATACTCTTCCAGAATGGTTAATGAATTAAAAACCTTTATTTGGCACAATGGTCGCCCTGAAGCTATGAAAAGTTATAATGATGACCTAACTATGGCTTTAGCGATTGGTTGCTGGGTTCGAGATACAGCTTTTGAGGCAGGCAAACTAGATCAAGAATATAGAAATGCATTTGTTAACTCTATGTTTGTTACATCAACAAAAATAAATAATCAGATTAAAGGACAAGAAGGCTATCGAAGCGACATGGATATTAAAGGCAAAGAACAACTGGCAAAAGATATGAACCAAGAATTTGGTTGGCTTTACAAAGGATAAAATAAGTGGCAAAAAACAAAAACAACCCAAAAAATAATCAGTCGGCTCTTTTTAAGCAGTTAACTCGTTTGCTATCTGGTCCGCTCGTTAATTATCGCACACAGACGAGCAGAAAGCTGCGCCGCGTGCAGTTAGATAAATTTAAGTTTCAATCAGCCGGTGGACTAAACTTTAAAAAGTCGTCGTATAATCCTTTTGAACAACTAAGCACAGCTATCATGGCAAATCAGCTTCGTGCTGAAAGATATCAAGATTTTGAACAAATGGAATATACCCCCGAGATTGCCTCCGGGCTTGACATTTATGCAGACGAAATGACAACCTCCTCAGAGCTTCAGCCACTTTTACGTGTTAAGTGTCACAACGAAGAAATCAAAGCAGTGCTTCATGAGCTATATCATACTGTTTTGAATATTGAGTTTAATCTCTTTGGTTGGTGCCGCACAATGTGCAAATATGGAGATTTTTTCTTATACTTAGACATCGATGAGCAACTTGGAGTTCAGTCCATCATTGGCTTGCCAACACATGAGGTTGAGCGACTGGAAGGGGAAGATAAAAATAATCCAAAATATGTTCAATTTCAATGGAATTCTGGAGGCTTAACTTTTGAAAATTGGCAGATGGCACATTTTAGAATTTTAGGTAATGATAAATATGCTCCTTATGGCACTTCGGTCCTTGAGCCCGCCAGGAGGATTTTCCGCCAACTAATTCTTCTTGAAGATGCGATGATGGCATATCGTATTGTTCGCTCCCCCGAACGTCGTGTGTTTTATATTGATGTTGGTAATGTCGCGCCCAACGATGTTGAACAGTATATGCAAAGAGTTATGACGCAAATGAAGCGAAATCAAGTTGTTGATGCCAGCACAGGTCGTGTCGATTTGCGCTATAATCCAATGAGCACCGAAGAAGATTATTTTATCCCTGTCCGTGGTGGCGTCTCTTCTAAGGTAGAAAGCTTACCAGGAGGTACCTATACCGGTGACATCGATGATGTTAAATATTTGAGAGATAAACTATTTTCTGCTCTTAAAATTCCTGCTTCATATTTGTCGCGAGCCGAAGGAGCAGAGGAAGATAAAACAACACTCGCTCAAAAAGATATTCGGTTTGCCAGGACAATTCAGAGACTACAGAGGGCGATTCTTACAGAGCTAGAGAAGATTGGTATTATTCATCTTTATACGCTTGGATATAAGGGTGCCGATCTTATCAGTTTCAAATTATCATTAAGCAACCCGTCTAAGATTGCAGAGCTTCAAGAGCTTGAGCACTGGAAGACAAAGTTTGATATTGCTGCATCTGCGACTGAAGGATTCTTCAGTCGGCGCTGGGTTGCCGATCATATCTTCAATCTATCAGAAGAAGAATTTATACGAAATCAGCGAGAAATGTTTTTTGATAGACGACTTGATGCCGAACTTGAACAGGTCGCTGCCGCCATGGAAGGTGCTGCCGGTGGTCTTGGTGGAGATGTCGGCGGGGGACTCGGTGGCGGACTCGGTGGAGATCTCGGTGGAGAAGAAGATCTCCTTGGCGGTGATTTGGGTGGCGACGAAGATCTTGGTGGCGAAGAAGAAGGTGGTGAAGAAGAAGACACCCTTCTGGCAGCACCCGGCAAACGAGACGACCAAAGACGCAAAGGAAAGAGTGGACCCAGGAAGCGACATACTAGCAGCAAGGCTCGGGGAGTTGAGATTAACACCCCCAGAACAAATAATCCTGGTGCCGTAGGTTACGAAACCTTGCATCACCTCTCGTCTATCGGGGATGAGTTCAGAAAAGGTGGATTATACCAAGAACAAGAAAGTGGTGATGATAATTTAGAAGAAAGACAATTATTTGAGGTAAAACACGAAATAAAGAAACTAATTACAGAACTAGATAATAGCGGACTAGGGGATACAGATGACGAGAAGAAGGCATAATAAAAAACGAAATACTGCTTTTCTATATGAAGCACTAATACGAGAAATGACCAAGGCAGTTGTATCTAAAGACGATACAATCAAGACAAGTGTTGTGCAATTATTAAAAGAATTTTTTGCACCCAACTCTGTGTTGTCGAAGGAGCTTGCGTTATATCACACATTATCGGACACAGATGATCTGGATCCAATAACCGCAGAAAAATTAGTTTATCAAGTACGAGAAGCTCATTCGGCGCTAGATAAAAAAGATATTTATAATGCTCAAAGTCACCTGATTAAAAGAATAAATACACAATTGTCAACAGGGGTATATAATAATTTTGTACCAAACTATAAAAGCATAGCTACTCTATCACAGCTTTTCGGCTCCAACGAAGATGTGCACGACATTAAAAGAGGCGTTATTCTAGAACAGCAGATCATTACTAGTCTAACAAATAAAAACAATTCATCGATAGAGTCGGAACTGAAGCCAATTGATAATTTGGTTTTCACAACATTTGTTTCTAAATTTAATGATACATATTCCGAAGGATTGCTGCGCGAACAAAAAGAACTATTAAATAGATATATTCTGTCCTTTACGGATAATGGTATCGATGTAAAAATATATTTAAATGAAGAAATATCACGGCTACAAAATGCACTAGTATCTGCTCTGGGTACCAAAGAAATAAGCTCAGATGATAATATGAAAGAATCCGTCACATCGGTTCTTGCAATGATCGAAGAATTTAAAACAAGTCCCGTAGACAAGGAGCTTGTAGAAAAAGTTTTGAAGATTCAAAATGTAGTGCACGAGATTGAAGCATAATGTCTATTAAAGTTACCATACCTCGCATTAAAGCCAAGATAGGTATCAAACAAGATATCACCCTAGAGGTCAGAAAAACACTCGGTAATCAACTAGTTGTATTTGACCATCCAGATGTTGATATTGTAATATACCCAGAAAGTAAAAAAATACTTGCTCTTGCCAAAGACGTAACAAGCGAAGAAGTGTATGACACACAAGATAGGCTGTTTTTACTTTTGAGAAAAGAGGGGCTCATTGAACCAGAAAGCGTTAAGTCGGGATTTGTATATGGATCAATGGAGGCACAAATGTTTTTAAACGAAGAATATGATATGGTTCAAGCTGCTCTATACGGCATAGATAAGTTTATTAAAGAAGAAGCGCCGTACTTTGAACACATTGAAGAATTTGAGCGTGCCGTCGATGATTACATTACAGAGCCCGCAGACGAAGATAGTACCCCGCTCGGTGAAGTCCCGCAAGAGCCTACGAAGGGCTCAATCAGACCCGGCTGGATTCGAGGTCCATACGGCATGAGCATTATGCACAGGACATGATATGGACCTCTTATATTTTGTGCTTGCCTCTTATGGCTTGACACAGATTTTAGTATATGGAACAATATTTAATTCCGTTAGACCAGTAAAGGGAAAACTAGGAGAATTATTTCATTGTCCAATGTGCCTCGGCTTTTGGGTCGGGGCATTTTTATTTGGAATTAATGGGTACACAGAACTATTTACATTCGAGTATACTTTCGCTAATCTTTTTATTTTAGGGT